ACTGTATATTCCATTATTCTCCTTAGCCCCAAATTGTGAGGTTATAGCGATACGATAAGAAAGATTGATCTCCAGAGTTGTAAGTGCCACTGTCTGCACTAATAACTCTAAGTGTATCAACAAGTCCACCTAATGTTCTATCTGACTCCAAAGCAGTTTTGATTGATCCATTACCACTTCCAGCCAGAAAATTGTCAAGTTTGTCTTGTCCAGTTCTTTCTGATATTCTTTGAACAATCACAAATACATCAACAGATGCTTGGTCTAAGCCACGAGCATTGTCAATGTCAAATGTGAAATCTAATTGTCCTACTACTGCACATGGTGGAACAATAACATCTGGAATTAAATCATAAACTCTCAAGTTTGTTATTGTCTGTAGATTTGCTTTTAACGCATCTCTTACACCATTAATATTGGAAATAGCCATTAGAATGCCAATCCAAAGTTTCTACGGTATGTCTTTAGAAGCATCTCAACATCTGGATCTAGGCGAGAGTTCAAGCGAACTGTTCCTAGTTCTACAGATCCTGCAATACCAAATGGAGATTGCTTTCTAACAAATAATCTTGATGCCTGAATCTTACAGGCTAATTCTACTTCGTAAGGTATTGCTTTGAAACCCCAGACTCCAGTTATTTTAACTGTTTGAGGAAAGAAGTAAGGAAAGACATATGTCTGAATTGCTAATAGTCTTGTTATTGGCATACCTATTTCTGGATTATTAACAGGCTCATACATAATGTCTGTGTCTAAGTTCCAGACTTGTGTGAATGGTCCAGACTGATTTGCTCTTGTTCTTACTTCTGTAGGTTCAACAAGGTCATCTATCTCTAGATACCACGGACTTACGGGTGTGTAATATTTAATTACAGGTGCTGCTAATGTGCCTTCCTGATAGAAAGATCTTTGGCAATACTCATCAATCATACGACTTGCAGCAAGAATCGCTGCTTGGATATCATTATCATCCAGGCTGTCTTCAATCTGCAGTGCATTTCTCACATCTGCTAAAGTCGTATAGACATTATTAGGCTGTGAACTCTGTGCAAGCGTAGGTCTACTCATTTGCTCCTCTTCTCCATCTTAGGCAACATTGCTTTCTCCATCTTAGGAGTTGCAGTTGCTGTTTCTTTTTTAATTCTAAAAATCTTTTTAATTCTCTTCATAATTCCTTCTTAAGGTAAAGGCAGGTGAACCTGATAAACGGGGCAGCCAACAAATCCACCTGCCACCCTAGGATATTTTCCTGGGTATCCCAGTAAGGTTAAGCGAACCTAACCCTACTGAGAATACTTTTTAGATTAGAATGTTGGTGCTACTAGACCAGTTCCGTTAATCTTGGAAACTGCTCCTGGATAACGACCAGCAGTGAATGCTCCGTATCCGTAGACTACAGACTTGATTGTGAGTGAGCCTGCACCTGTTGCATCAAAGTTCAATGCGAATGGTGATCCTGCTTGCTCCCAGAGGTGTAGTTCTCCTGCATTTACGCAGTAGATCTGATCTTCATCATTACCAGCACCTGCTGTTGTTGTAACATTTGCATCTGCAATGATAGGTAGACCAAGCATTGTGTAACCTGAGTTACCGTATGCTGCTGCTCCTGCACCAGTTGCAACTGCGTTCATTGGGCCGTTTAGGGCTGGAAGAACGAGTGGACGCTGTGAACCGTCAACGCCTGCAAGCAAGAATGCTAGACGGCGTGGATGCATAATCCAGTGTGTTGGATTCTGGAATACGCTTGTCTGAATTTGCTGGTAAGCATCCGCCAACTTTGGATACAGATTTGCAACTGAAGGTGAAGCATCTGTGTATGTAACATCATTGATGCCTACTGTTTGACGGATACCAAGCATTGCGCCTGATGTACCATCACCATTGATGATCTGGTTATCAAGTGTTGTGTGCCATCCACGGATAAGATCCTGGATGATGAACTGGTCAATACCTGTACCACGCTCAATAGCCTGCTTTGAGATATCCTGTTGACCTGCGATTGTACGAACATTCACAGTCAATAGTGTATCGTCAGCATTTGTATTTGAGATAGCATCATTTTCCGCAGCCTGAATTGCTGTTGATGTACCAGTAGTCATGCGTGAGATATTTAGTGTCATACCTGCTGCTGGCAATACCATCTTGTTTGTTGCGAAGTCTGCTGTTGGGCGACCTGCACGAGCAAATGGTGCTGCTAGATCAACTAGGTATTGTGGAATTACGAGACCAGCAAAGTTGCCAGTTCCTACTGAGCGACGCTCAATTTCCTCTTCACGAGAGTGACGAGCAAGACGCTCTGATGCTGCATAGTCATTGCTGAACTTAGCAGTAAATGCATCCTTAACGAATGAAACATCTGCGTTCTCTGGTGAGTATGTACGGGCTTCACGAGTTACCTTTGCTCCGCCAACCTTTGGCATTGCAACATTAGCAACTGCTGAGCGAGCCTCTGATGCCTTAGCATCTGCTACTGCTTGTGCAGTTAACTTTTCAATCTTTGAATCTAGTGAGCGTGACTCTTCAACAAGGGCATCAACCTTTGCTGTTTCATCTTCTGTAAGGTCTGTACGGTTCTCTGTGGCTACTGCCTCAAGAATTGTATCCATTTCAACCTTAACTGCTTCACGGGCTTCAATTACTTTGTCTAAATAAGACATTTATTGTTCTCCTTTGTGAGTTTGTTAGTTTGAGGTGGTGGTTATGGATTTCACGACGCTTACGGGTGTGAACCTAACTCCGACTTCTACCTATCTTGTTAGATAGGAATATTATTTTATATTGTTTCTCTTTGCTCGTGCTAAGCGAAGAGACATTGATCGTGGCATGTTATCTGGAAGGAAGTTTAATACTGAAGGGAAATCTCCAACAATTTTTGCACCTTGTCCAGGAACATCTGTTATTTCTATAACATTAGCAGCCTCTTCTTGTGCTTCTGGAAGTGGATCAATGTATGTTAGTTCAGACATTTTGTGTCCAACAAGAGTATCAGTTGCTACCCAACCATCTTCTACTTCTTTATATACACGAATAAGAACTGCTGGATCTCCTTCTTCTGCTGCTATGCTGAAATCTGAGTCAGGAACATTAATAGATCCTTCTGTTTTGATTTCTTCAATACGGCCTCTTGCAATGCCACCAGATGAATTCCAACGAACAAAATCTCCTACCTTTTCACGGCTTTCTGTTTCTAGTTCGTCTTCTTCAACCTCAAGCATTGGATAAGTAGAATCTTCTTCCATCTCGCCATCACCAAATAGCATAGACATTACTTCTACTGCTTTCATGATGTATTCGTGGCCTTCAGATAAGTCTCCAAAGATTTGCTTTAATACTAATAGTGATTCGCCTGTTATTTCTCTACCTGCCTTGATTTCATTCATGGCTCTCTTAATTAATTCTCTAGCCTCTACAGAAGTTGCAGTATATGCAGGATATGTGACGATTGATACATCTCCATCAGAAAGGCTTACCTCTGTAAGAGTTCTTTCTGAACGGTCTTTGCTCCAATTTTGACGGATAACTCTAAATGCAAACGACATTTGATCAACATCACCACGCTCAACAAGTGTATATAGGTCTCTTGCTTCTTGTGTGTTTGCTAGTTCTGCTTCAAAGAATAGTCCTTTTTCATCTTCAGACAATCTCATTGTACCGTTTTTGGTTCTGGCCATAGGTAATCCTTCGTGGTTAACCAATAAACGAACATCTGGTGTCTCAGATAGTGTCTTTCTGAATGCACCTGGTGCAATCTTCTCAATGAATGGCAAAGGAACAGATGCTTCGTTAAACACAGCAGCATAACCTGCCATACGCATAGTACCGTCTTCTGCCTGTCTTGCCTCTATGTCTCTGACCGTAAAGGTACGGCGTTCTGTCTTCTTCATCTTGCTCCTTGCTTTATTAGTTTCATTATCTAATTTATCTATTTGGCGTTGTGCCCAGTCCTGAGCAGCATCATCAAAGTCTGCGTTCCCACCCCAGAGTAGCCAGGCAACTAAACCTGCTCCAGGATATCCTGGGTCTGAAGAGTCTTTGTTCTGTGGTGCTTGTCCATCTGCCTTGTGTCTTGCGAACCAAGGAGCCATCTTTCTTACTTTGTCATCAGAGATATTGCCTTTTGCCATCTCTCTTGCTGCAGACTTTGTTCCTTCAGTTAAGCCATCTCCGCCAAAACCTTCTGACAGATAGTCTAGACCTCTTTGTGCATTATTTTTAATGAACTCTGGAACATTGTCTACAGGCATTATTCCTTAACCTCATCACTGTAAGCAGCCTTTGGATCTGTTGGATCAACTAAGGATACTTGCTGTAATTGTGCTGAAGGCAATCCTGTGTGCGATAGGTCTGTTAGATCTAGCATCTTAGCAACATCATCTGGATTATATCCAACCTGTACCAAGATAGAGGCAATCTCAGCCTTCATCTTATCTCCAACAAGTGGTGCTTGGTCAGCATCAATGTTTTGTAGAGGAAGTCTGTATTGATCTCCAGAGTCTCCTAGTGATGATAAGTCTTCATAGTTGCGTACATCGTTTAGTGATAAGAAGCCTTCTCTTAATCCCTTTGTGTATGCGTCAAATCGCTCTATTGTTGTTCCTCGCAAAAGTGCGTCAAGGTTAAATCTAATAAATCCATCTGACTCAGGAAGTAGTGGAGATAGTGATTGTTCCAAACGCTCTAGCAATGGACGCAATGAGTGCTGTACAAATGAAAGGTTCTGTGCTTCTACTGATGCGTAGGACATTGCTCCTTGTGTAGGATGACCTAGCAGTGACAATGGGACACGGAAAATTCTTGCAATATCTTCTACATTGAAGCGTCTGACCTCAATTAGTTGTGCGTCAGATGCGTTTAGTGATAGTGGCTTAAATGCTGCACCACCAGAAAGAATACCAACTTTACCAGACATGTATGGTCCAGAGTGTGATTCTTGCCAGTTACGAGCAATGTCTCCTGCTTGTTCTGCGTTTAATTCTCCTGCAACTTCAATAACTCCACCAGGATTTGATGCGTTACCAAAGTATGAGGCTGCGTATGTATCAGAAGCCTGTGCAATACCAACAGACATACGGCAAGCACCAATTGGGCTTAAGCCATAGTGTGATCCTGGCATTCTAAATAGTGGAATGTGTAGAACTTCATTGCTTGTTAAAATTTGATCGTAAATGCCATTTTCTATATCTTTAATTCTATAGACAAGTGGCTCTCCTGGAATAGGTCTTTCAATTCTTACTTCATTAGGGTTTAGTACATATAGTTCTGTTACTTCGTTGTTATCATCTCGTACCGTCAAAATAAATGCGTTACCATGTAGATGCATAGAAGTAATTACTTGCTCAATAAATTCTAATCTTGTTGATTCTGGGTTTGGATTATTAATCCATGCTGGTTGTTCTCCATAAACTGCTGCATAGGATAAACGATTGCGTCCTCTGCGTACATATGCACCCATTGGCAATGAAGAAATAGTATCTCCAAGTAGTCTTACGCAAGAATAAACGGTAGATGTACGAATAGCAGACTCTGTATCAACATATGTACCTGTATTGGCCACACCAAATAGAGGACGAGGTGGAATCAATGGAAGAATATACTGACTGTTCATATCTCTGGCTTCACCAGAAGCCTTTAGTCTTTTAGATAGACTCATTTAATTACCCTTTTCCCTTAGTTAATTTTACCATGTGCTTATTGCTACTCGCTTCCAAGTATCAGTTGCTGTGCAGATATATATGTAGTCATTATCATATGTGATTGTTCCTACGGTTCCCGTCGCAGTTGCTGAGGCTGGAGTCTTTGTAGTTAATTGCAAATCACCATAAATCCGTACAGATCCAGCATTTCCACCAGCAGAGTCAAACTTACCCTTGATTAAAGGTGTTGATGTGCTTGAGTTAGTAATATATAGGTTATCGTTTGTTGTTTCATTCAGCCCTGCCTGATGACCCAAATACACATTTCGTGAACCATTGTTGTTTCGTCCTGCCTGGTATCCAAGCATTGTATTTTGTTCACCGTTTAAGGCAATTTGGAAAGCACCTCTACCAACAATAGTGTTTCTGTTGGAATTTGTAATTGTTGCAACTGGTACGGTAAATCCTGTTCCAGTGTCAAGACCTGCAAAACCAGATCCTGAAACATAATTTAAAATATCTGTAAGAAGATACCCTGAACCACCACTTGTTAGTGTTGCGCTTGTAACGGCTCCACCAGTTACTACTATAGTAAATTGAGCAACTTGACCAGCATATGATCTTTGAGGATACAAAGGAACACTTGTATATGTTCCATCAGTATATCCTGATCCCGCATTTGTAATTGCGCCAACTGTTGTAACGCTTGTTCCAACAAA